TAGATGTGTATCTCCATTACCTGAAACACGTACCCATTCAGTGCCATCAGCAGTAACTGAAAGAGTGTTAGGGGCAACAGTAAAGATGCCTGTATTCTCGTCATCAATAAAAGTAATTGATGGATCAGAAGCGCTACCGCTTTCAAAAAATATTTTATCGATTCCTGAAACAGTGCCTGAAACAGTTAAAGTTCCTATTACGCCTGAAGTAAATTGGCCAATAGCACCTGAGATTGTGCCACTAGTTGTTGTAATATTTCCTGTTACTGTGTTGTAGTTTCCAGAATTAGTAATATTGTTTTTTACATTTAAATCACCACCACTTACTGTGACAATTCCGCTAAACGTAGGATTTCTTACAAGACCAGAAACATTGACAGTAACATTCGCTTCCGGTGAAGTTCCAGTCGTGAACGTTATAAAGTCAACTCTAGCTTCACCATATTGCGGCATGACAGTTTAATGTTTACAGCTACTTTTCACTTATTCTAACTCAAGGATTATCCCCAAATAGTTAAGACTGCTCCATATACTCCAGAAGTAATTGTTACTTTTTTGGCTCCGGCAGCAGTTACATTGATTTTATTTTCTGCATCTGTATAGAAGCCTGTATCACTATCATTTTTAAATGTAATAGAAGGATTAATTGCTGTTCCTGATCCAAAAATTCCTTTGTTTAATTCAACCGTTCCTGTAATGGTTACATTATCTTGACTAGCAAAGCCACTTGCAAATGTAACTACGCCACTTAAAGTTGTTATTCCTTTAATAACAACATCACCACTAATAGTTAGATCATCCCCGATAATAAAATCATCATCAACAAATAAATCTTGGAATGTTCCTGTTGTGTAAGCAAGCGTAGTTCCGGTAAGAGTAGTTATATTTGCATCTGTAAAAATACCTGAGGTTGCTTTAAAAGTTTCTCCTGTAACAGTAGTGCCTGTAATTGTAGTAAAGCTAGCGCTTTCTCCTGTTAGTGTTGCAAAAATACCTGTTACAAAGTTAGAAGTAATACCTGTAGCAAGGGTATTAAAAATACCAGTATTTGTTTGTACAGTTACTCCAGTAAAAGTATTACCTGTAACTGTTCCAGCAAATGCACCACTTGCAGCTTGAACTTCTGTAAGAGAATTAATAACGCCGCCAGAAATTCTTAATCCACTAACATCTGCACTAGCAAAAACGCTACCAGCTTCAACATTAATATTGCCGCCTGTAATAGTTAAACCACTAAGGCTGCTAGACCAATAAGGTGCTGTACCTGATCCACGTGATACTAAAGGTTGTCCATGCGTACCAAAGTTTTCTCCTTGAATCCCAATTGCACCGACTGGGTTAATCCTTATTTGTTCAGTACCACTTGTTGCAAAGCCTAATACGTCACCTGGTTGACCTGAAACTGAACCTGAAGTAACAAAGAAACCTGTGTTTTTATCTCCTGTAAACGTAATAGAGGGAGCTGCTGCACTTCCAGATGCAAAGACGCCAGTAACAAAATCTGCTGTTATACCAGAAAAATTAGTGCTAGTAAGAGTTGTGAATAATCCACTTGCTCCTGTAACTGTTTCAAATAAGCCACTAGTTCCTGTTGTTGTTACAAAGTGCCCACTTGTTGCATTAACAACTTCACCAGTAATTGTTCCGCTTACATAAAGATTGTTTCCTGAAATAGTGTTGCCACTAATTAAAGGAGACGTAATAATAGTATCAAAAGTTCCTGATTGGGCAGTAATAATTTCTCCACTAACTGTTCCTGTTACAGAAATACCAGATGCAAAATAACTTTCGCCGCTTACAAATAAACCACTTAAGATTGTGAAACTGCCGCTAACAGTTTGATCTCCACTAAATTGAAGGTTAGTTGCGGTTAAAGTTTGAGCTTCTAAGCTTTCAAATAAACCACTTACTCCAGTAATGGTTGTGCCAGATGCTCTAAAGAAATTACCTGTTGTCCCTGAAATAGTATTGGCATTTATAGTACTTCCTGTAAACAGCCCAGTAACTGTAGCTGCTCCAGCTATTGCTAATGTATCTGCTTGAATTACGTTGCCAGTAACTGTTAAAGCATCAATACCACTAACAAAAATATGTCCGAAATCACCTGTCGTTGTATTTAAATAGTTGCCTGTAGCATTGGTCCATTTAATTAAATCTCCACTAATTGTGCCTCCTGAAAGTGTAGTAAAGATTCCATCAATACCAGTTAAAGTTGCATAACGTCCAATATCTCCTGTAATTGTGTAGCCAGAAATTGTTCCTGTGACATTAATATTTGCTGCATCAAAGTCACCTGAAACATTTATGTTTCCAGTGCTTACAAGATTATTAACAACAAGATTATCAAAATTACCGCTAACGGCATCGATACGCTCGCTAACAGTAAGAAAATTAGCATCGCCAGAACCTGCACCAATAAAATCTCCAGTAATAGTAGTGCCTGACGTGTAGTCAAAATAACCACTAACAAAATCAATTACAGTTCCAGTTGCAATAGTAAAATTACCGCTAACAAATTCAGCTGTTACGGTATTAATACTTGTTGCTTGAATTGTATCTGCAACAATTCCGCTTTCTACTCTTAAGTCACCGCTTGTACTTAGATCACCAGTGACTGTTACAATTTTTGCAAATTCTACATTCTCTTCAAATTCAGCAGTATTTTCAAATAGACTATGTCCGCTAACAGTAAGGGTTCCAGAAACTACTAAGTTTCCTACAGTAAAAGGATCGACTTCATTTGTATTAATATAGTAAGCATCTAGGTATTGCCTAAATTCTGCAAACGTTATTTTTTTATTCCTTAAAGCAGGATCAATCTCAAAGACGTGTACAAGCGTCAGTACATCTTGATCATTAATGTCACCGGGTAAAATAACCGGAAACTGACTTATCCTGCGATTCGGCACACCATCACTTCCAACCTATCTATTAATTATAGGTTGAGTTAATTAGATCTAATCTCAATACGTGGCAAGATATTTGTGGTAAAGTTCCAAACGGCTTGGATACCTGTCACTGCAATGCAAGCCACAATAAAAACAGCTATTAATTCAGGCTTTGTTAAATTACGTCTAACCGTTTGAATTTGGGGTGCAGGCATAGACGCAGGCGCTTGTGGTTGAACAACAGGTTGTGGAGGAATATAGTTTTGACGTGGTTGAGGCTGAGGAGCTGGGGGCTGAGCAATACGTTGAGCTTGGATCTGATCAATAGCCTGCTTCATTGCAAGTTGCCGCATTGCTTCAAAGTTAGGCATTGGCTGCTGAGGAGCAGATTGTTGTCCTTCAGTAGCAGCTGAAAACTCAGCAGGATTTTCAAAGCGTTGTCCACTTGGTTCAACGTAATAAGCACCTGGTTGATTACTAGGAACTACTTGCTCTTCCATTCTTAAACCGTTAGTGTATAGAAACTGTAGCAGTTTTTAAAAATTATGGCGACAGAATTATCAGACATTTCTGCTGAATTAAAAGGCATTCGTAACATTCTTGCTTCTATGTGGCATAGTCGTTACAAAGATGGTGAGACAGATCAAGTATCTCCTGAAATCTATGCAGATGAATATATTTCAACAGAAGAGTGTGCGCGTCGTTTAGCAGTAAGCGACCAAACTATTCGTAATTGGATTCTTCAGGGAAAGAAAAATACTGGCTATGGTTGGACACAAGGCGTACATTATATTACAATCCCTGTAGGCCCACGGAAACAAATTATTAGAATCCCTTGGAATCATCTAATTCTTTCTTTCGCAAAGGGTGAAGAAATTACATTACGTAGCTTTGATCATAAAGGAAAAAAATTGTACACTAATAAGCCCAGGCCTGACCTGGACAATGTTCCAAATCCAAATGTCCCTGATGTTGACGACTAATGCCCCATCGTTTCGATGGTATCGATATAGATACCCTTACATTTGTTAACTATCATGAGCTATTGCCTGAAGCTTTAGCAAAACAAATTGATATGTTTATACCACCTGAAGGTTCGTTTGATGAACGAATTATGAAACGCTATGTTCAATCAATAAAAGAATTTGAATTAGAAGATCCAAATAGCCATACTACTTTAGCTAATAGATTAAGACTTGCTTTTAAAGACATGGAGCCAGAAACAATCTGCTCTCGTTTTCCTAATGCAGATTTACCTTTAAAACGTAGACTTCGTTGTGTTGCTGAGTATTTAATCAGATCTCAAGAGTTTATTAAAATGAAAGATGAAAATGGAAAGTTAATAAAAAAACGTGGAATTCTTGGAAAAATGGTTGTTATCTACCAACCTATGCCTAAAATGTTGACAGTATTAAAGAAACAAGGGCTTTTAAAAGATGCAAAGAGAGGAGATGCTGCAGGGAGTTCTAGGTAAAGAAGGCAAGCCTGAGTATTTAGACTCAGTAGTAAAAATGGTTCTTGGAGATATGGGAGAATTCTTCCATAAATTCTGGGGTGAATTAGGCCCTGGCGTCATGGTTTTACAACCAGGCGCTGAAGATAAAGGAATGTTTTGGTTAACTTTGTCACAACTTAACCAGGCTAAGGAAGATTCTGAATCTAAAGATTTTGCTGAACATCTAGAAAAAGTTCTTGAAGCAGCACAAAAAATTAATCCAAGTGAAAAAGCTGGCTATTTAATTTGGGATGAAAAAGGTACTCGTTATTTTGAAGTAGATTATGACAAGGAAAAACAAGAGTAATGGGAATCAAGCGTGGTCATCAACGAGTTGAAGATTTTGAATGGATTACAAATCGTGATTTAGTTGACTCTGCTCACTATGTATTGGGTGGAATTGACTTAGATCCAGCTAGTTCTAAAGCTGCTAACAATTATGTAAATGCAAAAGAGTTTTTTACGATACAAGACGATGGTTTAAATGAGCAAAAATGGCATGGAAATGTTTACGTCTTTCCTCCTGCACAATCTTATTTTTGGAATAAAAAAGTACAACGTTGGAAAACAACACGCGGTTTATCACCAAGTTTAATTTCAGGTCAAGCCATTTGGTGGAAGGCTTTAAAACGAAAATGGTTATCTGGTGAAATTGAGTCAGGGATTTATTTCACAAATTATATGGATATGGCAATGTACTGTCAAGATATTTTTGATCATCCTGTTTGCATAATGGCTAGCAGGCCTACTTTGATTAGACATTATTTTCATGATAATAAATTTGTACGACAAAACACTGCGTCATCAATGATTGTTTATTTACAGCCAAGAAATGGTATCGAAGAAGCTACTGAATGTTTTGTTGAAACTTATCAACCAAAGGGTCGAATTATCTTGTAGAGTTATGAAACTGCTTATAAGATATGAGTGTTTTAAGCGACCAGGAAATTAAAAATCTAGCTGCAGAAGGCATGATTTATCCGTTTTCAGATCGTCTTATAAACGAGCAAAATGGAATTAAATTGCTAAGCTATGGACTCAGCTCATATGGTTATGACATTCGTTTGTCACCTAATCAGTGTCTTTTATTCGGGGGTGTCCAACACGGAATGTGTGATGCTAAAAACTTTGATCCTCAAATTCTAAAAGAAACTGAACTCCATGAAGATGACCATGGACAGTATTTTATTCTTCCTCCTTTTGGCTATTGCCTCGGCGTTGCTATTGAACGCTTGGCTTTACCCCGCGACGTTACCGTAGTTGCTGTAGGCAAAAGTACATATGCAAGAGCTGGAATTATGGCAAACATTACACCAGCTGAAGCTGGTTGGGAAGGCCATTTAACTTTGGAAATTTGTAATTGTACTCCTTTATTTAATCGTATTTACGCTAATGAAGGCATTTGTCAATTATTGTTTTATCGGGGTAAACCCTGTGATACTAGCTATCAAGAACGTAAAGGAAAATATCAACAACAGCCAGCTGAAGTAGTCTTGAGTAGAGTTTAAAATCTACCAAATGTTGCTTTAGGTTTATCTGCATAATTTGTAGAACCTGCATAAGGGAAATCATCTCCTTCTACAATTCCCGACAATTGTCCTGATCTATCTGTATATGGTTGATCGTACTCTCTCTTCTTTTGAAACTTCGCTGCACTACGCGCTGCTTTCAGCGACCTTGCAACACGATTCTGTTTTGCTTCACCCGCCGCATCACCAATCCTTGCAGTCTTGCGTTCCACAGGATCTAAACCCCTCAAATCAACATCGTAAGTAGCTTCTGGATTTAAATCAGAAGTAAACTTTGCAGATGTTCCTGAATCCTTAGAAGGATCGTAAGTAGGTGAGTAAGCCATATGTCAATTATAATTAGGGTAAACCGTGGTTTAAAGATGGGATTTTTAAATGATTTTATGGGTACTAACGATACCCTTAAAGAAAGAATGCTTACATTAGATTCGTTTGGCCAACCTTTAGCCAACGCAACTAATGATGTTCCTGTTTACGATCAATACAATACTGGTTTAGCAGTAACTCAAGAAAATATGTCAGATCGTGTTAACTTAGCAGTAGATCCACGAGCACAACCAAGATGCGGATTGACGGGAATGATTCCATCAATGGAGGACGGAATAATGCACGGAGCAATGCCACAGCCACGGCAATTAGTAGTGGACATGGGACAACTATCTCCAGAGGAAACAGAATTAGCGAAGGAGAATCAACGACGGATGGTGTCTGGTTTCAACCGGTCGTAGAAGAAATGGATTGTCCTGATGGTGTATGCCCTGTTCCTTGGACAATAGATACTAGTGGAGACGATGTAAAAGAAGATTTAGTTAACCATCCTTCTCATTACAACGATGGTGGACTTGAATGCATTGAAGCCATCGAAGCACAGCTAACGCCAGAAGAATATAGAGGCTACCTAAAAGGTAACGTAGCAAAATATGTTTGGCGCGAAAAGCATAAAGGGGGTATTGAATCACTGAAAAAGGCTCAGTGGTATTTAACCAAGCTAATCGCTTTAGAATAATTATTAGTTATTTTAAAAACTATGCCTGGTAGTTCTTCTGGCTCTGATTCTAAGTATGACAAAAAAACTATTAACATGTTGTCAAACATGTCAAGTAAGGATCGTAATAAATTTGTTCGTGAACATAGTTCTAGCGGAAGTGGAATGAAATCTGTTTCTAAAGATGCAAAATCTGTTGCTAAAACGGCACGGAAGGCTGGTGATAAAGATACAGCTAAAGCAGCACGTAAATTAGGCCGTCAAGCTGATCGTACTGTTGCCCGTCGTAAAGAACGTCGCGAAGCACGTCGCGCTGCAAAATAATCAATCCCTTTGACGCCAGTCATCAGTGTGACTTAACCAAAGAAAGGTGTTAAATCATCATCATCTTCGTCATCTTCTTGACTGGCCATGATTGTTAGGGCTAGCTGAGCTAGCTCTATATCACTTGGAATGTCAAACTCTAATTCAATATTTTCAGCAGTTTTATCAAAAACCTAAAGGTAAACCTAAGGCTAATCCCAACACCGCAGTTTTTTCTAAAGCAAAAGCGTCTAAGAAAAAATCAAATAAAGACTGAAGGCGGTTCTTCATCGTCTTCTAAAACGTCTTTTAATTCTTCTGGATCTACTTCCATCATGAACTTAGCAATTGCTAGTTCTTGCAATTCGATGTCAGATGGAATATTAAATTCAACTTCAACCCCTTCATTTGTTAAAATATCTCTTACTGCTTGAATTTCTAGTAATCTCCGACTATATAAATTTAGTAAAGCAATACGCATTTGATCCCATGTCATCTCTTCTGAAGCTAGTTCTGCTTTTCGCATTGCAAGCTGTAGATGCAAAGGCATCTCGTATTTTTTAAGACTACTGTCTTCCATATCGAGGTTTATGCTTTTGATATTCTACTTCCAGTGTTGGTAAATTGTTTGTAATTCAGAAGGTGAAAACTCTATTAATTCAGAATCATCTTCATAGTCATTAGCAAAATTAGATAAAGCATAAGGGCTAATGTGTTCTTGTAATTCTCTAATTGCAGCAACCTGTTCTTTAGAAGCTGTATATTCTCTAAAAGCTTTTAACAAAATGTCTTTAGAACTAGTAACAATTTCTCCTTGTTCTCTCATAAATAATTGAACTTCATGTCTGCGACGATCAATTAAGCCACCAACAACTTTATGATCGTTATCAAAGATCCAACAGGATAGTTCATTAATTGTTTCGCTATAGTCTTCTTCGTCTAACGTGTCAATAATATTGGAATAAAGAAATGTCTCCCATCCTACTGAGTGAGCAAATGAAGACAAAGCACAAATTTGACTTTGATCTAAACCTAAATTTAAGATTTCAATTTGGGTACTAATTATTTCTATTTCATGTTTTAAAAATTCTAAAGCTTTTGTTCTTGTTACATATTGACCTTTTTTAACAGGGCTCCCATCAGGATAAAACTGCGTCCCATAACCAATAGTATAGGGATTACTTCCAGTATCTGGATCGCAATATGCTTTTTCATTAAAACCTTCAAAAGTTTTGATGATCAATAAAGCTTCTGTATATGGATACATTGATAGCCTACATATGCCATCAGTTTACATTATTTTCCTTGTCCTCGGTGTATTTTTTTAGTGCCTTTACGAATAGAATGTTTTCCTTGTCCCTGCCTGGTTTTTTTAGGTTTTCCTTCAACAAACTTGCCGTCTTTAATCATTGTCGTACGTTATCTCACATAATATACTAAACAAGAAAATTTTTAAGTGTTGATAATATTCTTGTTCTTTTGGGTCTCCACCTGGCCAATATTTCAATGCGTCACAAACTGCTTGATATAAATAACGTACATCTTCAGTTGACAACTCAAGCTGTATGCTTACCATTTCACTTTATGTGACCAATAGCGTGCACTCATTTTACTTGGCTTGCTATCCTGGGCATTGTGTCTTGCATAATATGACTTCTTACGTGCTTTGTCTTTGGCTGACTTCGGATTTTTGCCAGCACCTTTTACACCCTGCTGACCAAAACGAATTATCTTTTCTTTCCCGCCTTCGCAGGCTTTTACGGCATGGGATTTAGTTTTATGACCCGGTGTTTTTTTAGGCTTATTACAAGCCATTTTGTCTTTGTTTAATTTAGCTGCTGTTGCTGCTTTTTTATGTTTAGACATTTACCCAAACAATCCGCCAGTCCATGAATCTATTATCCCACGGCCTGTGCTAGAAGCGTAGTCTCTTTCATCAGGAAAAATATCAAAATAATCTGAATCTAAATCTTCATCATCATCATCTCGCATGTCAACACCATATAAATCACCACCTGAATCACCCAACATAGAATCAAATTGTGACATAGCTGCAAATGGATCACTCATATCTATATCTGTACCACTAAACCCTCCTTGCAATGCTCTTCCAACAAAATTCAAATCGGCTAAATCGTCTGAAGTTGCATCAGGAAAGAATTCATTTACAAATTCATCTTCTGTTCCTTCGTATCCATCCGCTCTAAAATATTCGTACAAAGGATTATAAGTTTCTTCATCTATATCTTCTTTATCTGTAATTGCTTTTACTGCTTCATCGTAAGTTAAATTTTGAGAAAAATTATAACTAATCATTAAATCTTTCCAAGCTTGTGATCCTACTTCAATGTCACCTCGTTCACCAAGAATTTCTAAAGGATCACGTTCAATATAATCAACTCCTAATGTCTCTTGATCTATATCTTCTTTTTTTTCATTTAAATATTTAATACCTTCTCGAATGTCTTGTGCTGCTCCTGTTTCAAAAACTTCTTTAATATATTCTTTCACTTCTTCCATACTGGCATCTAAATCTTCAATGCCAAACGTTTCTAAAACTTCTTTCCATTCTTCTTTATTTTCTAAAGGATCAATTCCTTCCAACATTGCGCTTGCAAATTCTTCTGGCGTAACAAATTTCATAAAAGCAGCATCATCCATACTTATTTTTTCTTCTCGAATAAGAGGTAATAGCACGTCATCCATATAAGTATTTATAGTTTTAATATCAAATACATCTTTTGCTGGATCGTATTTTCCTTGTCCTACTACTTGATAATGTAATTTTGCAAATTGTGTTTTATCTTGAATATCCACACCATATTTATATGCCCATTGTTGCCAAGTATATGCATTAGCTAAAGAATCTTCTGGTATACCTGATTTACTGTCTGGATTTGATTTAGCATCCTCCCAGTCTGCATTCACCGCAATAGTTTGATCTTGATACTTTTGTCTTTGCTGGGCTACATTCATATAGTCTCTTTCTAAATCTTCTTCTGAAACACCATTTAAACTTTCTAGTGGATTAAAATAAAATTCAGCATCAAATTTACCTAAATCACTATTATTTGCTAGTGAAGCAAAATAAGATCTTGCATTAACTTCTGCTTGTTGTTTTAAAGCATTCATTGCTGTTTGTGTTTGAAATATATTTTGTTGATCTTCATCTAAAGTATCTAAATAACTTACAAACTCACTCATTGATTTAGACATATTAAAACGTGGTGTAATGTATTCTCCAATAAATTTTGTAATAAAAGCTTTGCCTTCTTCATCTGTTATTTGATATACAATTTTATTTCCTTCTTCATCTAAACGTTCTCCTTCTATTTCTTCTAATCCTTCGTAATAAGGTGTAAGTGTTTCATTCATCCACTTATCCCAGTTAAATTCTGCATTATTACCATTACTTATTCCTGTCAGGCCTTCTATTTGATCTTCTAAATCACTTGCAACATCTTTTGAATTAATCCCCATCATATTTAAATAACCTCCCATATCTCCTAATAAATTATTTGCTAAAGTTGCACTTGAACTAAAAATTTCGTTAAAGCCAGGTAAGCTTCTGTATACATCTAATTCTCTTTCTCTTTCTTGTTGTTTTGTTAATTCAGCAACAGATTTTTCTAAAACATCTTGAGCTAATCCTTTAAATTTATCTTGTATTTCTAAATCTGATTCACTAAATACAGTACCTACTTTTTCTTCAAGTAAGCTTTGTGTTTGGTCTGTAAGTGGATCAAGAATATTTTCAGCCCATTCAATTGAAGCTTCTCCATATTCATCTTCACCTGTTAAACCAAATACTTGATCTCGAATAATTGATCTTTGTTCATCTGTTAAATTTGCATAGCTTTCATCATATTCTTCTGCTTCTTTTGCATATTCAGCTGCAGAGCCTCTAAGGCCTTGAGATTTACCGCTAGTGCTGTAATCTCCCCATGCCATATTTGCAAGGCTTCCCCACCTTGCTGTAACATCTAAATTATTGTCTGGATTATAAAGATCACTAGGATCTAATAAAGCATCATTCCAATGATTT